TATGCCTGTGGATGTTGTGGCTAGTTTGGCATTATTATTATTATAAAGCGTTACTGACCCATCTGCTATAGCTTCTAAATATTTTTCTTCAGATGCGCTTTGTAATCTTAATATATTAGATGCTCTTATATTTAAGTTTCCAGTACCGACATCAGTTATAAAGCTATTAGAACCATCATGATAAATCTGTAGGTCAGAACCTAGACCGAACTGTGCTTTAATTCCGTCACCAAAACTAAGATTATCTGTTAGTGTAGCGCCTGAACCTACTTTAGAATTTAACTGAGTTTGAATATTACTAGTAACACCATCTACATAATTAAGTTCTGCAGCTGTAGCAGTAACTCCCAAGTCTCCTAAAGTAGATACAGTGCCTTTTGTATTTAATTGAGATTGAATGTTGCTAGTAACGCCGTCTACATAATTAAGTTCTGCAGTGGTTGCAGTAACGCCGTCAATAATATTAAGTTCCGCAGTAGTTGCCGTAACTCCATCAAGAAGATTTAATTCTGCAGTAGTTGCCGTAACGCCATCAAGAATATTAATTTCATCTGTTGAAGATGTAATACCTTGAAGAATATTTATTTCACCCGTTGAGGCTGTTACACCATCAAGAAGGTTCAATTCTGCAGCACTTGAAGTTACTCCGTCAAGAATATTCAATTCTGAAGTAGTTGCCGTAACTCCATCAAGAATGTTAAGCTCTGCAGCAGTAGCCGTAACTCCGTCAAGAATGTTAAGCTCTGGCGTAGTAACTGTCGCACCATCTAAAATATTTAATTCAGAAGCTGTTGCACTAGTAGCCAACGAAACAGCGCCGTTTGAAACTGTAAAGTCATTAGCATCAAAAGACGCAATACCTTTATTAGTTGTTGTTGCATGTTCGCCGGTTATTGTAATAGCGTTTCCGGTAGCTGAAGTATCAATGCCTTCGCCGCCTGATACCGTAAGGGTTTCACTATCTAAATCAATTGCAATGGTTCCGCTATCAGTAGCAATATCAACATCTTGAGCAGTTACTTGTGCATCTACATAAGCTTTAATAGATTGTTGAGTTGCTAGAGATGTTGCACTATTGCTTGATAAACTATCTTCATCTAAAACTGCAGTTACTGTTACGCCCGAAGAAAGTACAAGACTATCAATGTTAGCTGTTCCATCAATATATAAATCTTTAAATTGTAAGCTGCTTGTTCCTAAATCAATGTCACTATCTGTTACGGGCACAATAGCTCCATCTTGAATACGCACTTGCTCTACTGGCGAGCCGCCCACTTCAACATAAAACTCAATTCGATTGTCAGTAGCGCTTATTACTATTTTGTTATTAAAGTCTTGGTCGCCAATCTTTGAAATTGCTCCGCCTTGCCCTGCGCTGCCGTCATGTGTATGACCCGTTGTTCCAGAGCTTGCATACGCAAAAGCATTTACAAGTTGATTATATTCGGTATTGAACAAAGAGGCAGTAATAAGATTGCCGTCTGCTAATGTACTTTGTCTTGTATAGCTTGTACCTGCCATTTAGTTATCTCCTGCCTGTTGGGACATAGTTTATATATAAACCATTTATTGTATAAGGGATTAAAGAATCTGTGCTACTTATTATATAACTACTTGAGTAGCAACTACCTTGTAAGTTTTGTCGCACTAGTGGGTTTTTCAATGAGCCAAAAAAATCAATTCCAAATATAGCTGTTCCAAATGCCGCACCTGCCCTAACTTTAGGTAAAGTGTATTCTGTAGGTTGTGCTACACTTAAATCGTTAAAGTCAAACTGAACTTTTAAATTAGGTTGAGCAAAACCCGCTGAAGTTGCATCGGGACTAATTGAAAGCTTTGCGTAATGTAAAGTTTTTCGAGTTCCTAAATCACCAAAATCTAAATAAGGTGTTTCGTATATAGCTGTTATATCACTAGAAGACCCATTATATAAAAAAGAATTTCCAGTGTCGTGATTATAAATATAACCATCTGTATCGCCGTGTACGATTTTTTCAACACCTGTATTTAAAAATCCACTATCTACAGCTACAGCCTCGATGCCTTTAGTTTCAGACCATTCAAAAGACTGTCCAGTGAACGTACCTATAATTCCTTTTGACTCACTGCCTGCTTGGTTTGGATTATGATAGTATAGTCTGTATTGAGACTTAGAACGCAATACAACACTTGTAATTGTTAAGTTATTAATATTATTTGTAATCTCACCAATAATACTTTGAATATTTCTACTTACAGAAGTTAACTCAACATCACCAATACGTGCTGTACCCGCAAGTGTACGAATACCGTCTGGACTTAAAAATACTAAGTCACCGCCAATTTCTTGAATGCTTTGACCGTCTAAACAACCTACGTTTTTAGTGATGGGAATTATAGCTGTGGTGCTATCATTAGCCTCTATGTTTATAAGTCGATAAATACTATTTCTACAGAATACAATACAGTCGCCACGAAAACTTTTTAGTCCTGTTACTTTGTCTGCTAAAATTATTGAGCCAGACCCTGTACCTGTAAAGTTATCTATTTGATGCGTGTGGCTGTAATATATCTCATTTGGATTTTGAGAAGTGCCTGCAACTACAGAATGATTACTATGAATTGTACCTACTGAGGGGGCATCATTATTATTTACTGTTACTTCATGTGAAAAAAATGTTCTAGAATTTAATGCGCCAGTACCTGTCATGTAAAAGTAATAAGGCTTGTTAGTTCCATCACAAATTAAAACTTCACCATATTCAGATTTACTGCCTTCATAAATACTTATTGAAGATTGTTCCTGACCAGTTCTAGCTAAAACCGCACGACCTGTAAAGGTGGTGTAGTTGTCTCCATTGCTGTGTACACTTGCACGATTTATTTGTAGCCATGTGGCTCCATCGTTACTAAAGAAAATGTCAGTTCCGCTACAAACTATTACGCCATCTGCGTAGGTCTTAATACCTAATACATTATTTGAACCATTCGGTCTAGCTGCTGATTCACCACCAAAATCTGTAAAGCCATTGATTCTTCTATAGCCACCATCGGGGTCAACCTCAAAATTGCGTAGCGTTATTGCAATTCCCGGCTGTTGTAGCATTTCTATTTCGCTAATGTTGGTATTCAAACCACCCTTAGACGAAAAACCAAAAGGTTGAGAGGCTGCCATAAATTAAACTCTTCTTATTCTATCGTCAGTAAAATAAAACGGAGCAGGCTCAATAAGATTTGAGCGCATGCTGCGTAAGCCTTTCTTGTAGTCATCCATAGCAAACGAGGCTGCTTGAGGATTATCTTTAAATTGGTGAATATAGTATCTTGCACGAGCTAACAATACTGTGCTATACATTTCGGGAAATACTATTTCATCAGAATAAGCAGTTAGTTTAGTAGGCAAGTTCCAAGCATAGAACCATACTCTGTATACTTTATCGGGTATTGGGCTAAGTCCAAACTTACGTGCATCTGGACTTCTAATTATTCTATCGGGTTCTCCGTATGACTGAGCATCTTCATCATCTAAGTTTTCTGCAACTCGCCTGAATTTTTTCCAGTCTTCTAGAGTTGTATATCGTAGGTTACGTCCAACATAAGGAGCTGTTTCGCTTGAAACGCCTACTGTAGTAAGATAAAAGTTGTCCCAGTCTATTGAGCCATAATCTGTTTTAATAGAATCGCTCGAAGCTTTTAGCTCATAAAATCTTTGTCCGGCTACTGTTTCAACATATACGTTTCCGTACATCGGGTCGGTTGCGCCGCTTTCACCTGCAGATAAAAAAGGCCACTGAGGTTCTTGGTTAATGATATCAAAGTATGCTTTGTTTATGGAATCTTTTACGTGTGCTTGCATACCTACAGCCGTAGCAAAATCAGCAGCAGTCAAAACTACTTCATTCATTTCTCTTAGAAGCTCATTAGTTAAATCTAAATAAGTAGTTGCCATAGGTTATATTGCCTTTAAATTTGTTAAAGATTGAGGGGCTTTTACACCCCTCTTACTTATTAAGTTACTACGATTATACGTTGTAGAATGCAGCAACCAATGCTTCGTCACGTAGGACTTTAGCACCGAATACATGCAAACCACGACAGATGTCACCGAAGCTATCTGGGTCACGGATGACCTCAGTGCTAGTGATAGTCTGTGCAGTACAGATAGCAGACATGTGACCTGCAAGTAGTTTGCCATCAGCGTTGCTTGGAGAAGCTACGTTGTTAGACTTGTACATGCTGAAGCCACGTAGTTTGCCTGAAGTTACAAGACCGTTACGGATAGAACCTTGACCGGCGTTGAAATCAACAGACAATAGTTTAGAACCAGACTGAGATAGCTGCTCATAGAAGCTAGGAGGAGCTACAATCCATCGACCTTCTTCAGGTACATTCTGCTCATCAAGAAGCTTAGCCATGCGAGCAAGCAAATCGAGAGGGTCAGTAACGTCAAGGCCAACAGCACCAGAACCGTCATATACGCCTGCACCTAAGTGAGTAGCGCTGTCAGTTCCTAGAGTGTGGTCTGGAGCAGAAGTAGATACGCCTGCGAAACCTGCAGCAATAACAGCAGCATCGAAAGCATCACGCAAAGCGTAAGCCGCTGATGAAGCTGCTACTTCTTTGAAGTTTACGTGAGACATAGAAGTTTCAATGTCGTCTACGATGAACTTAAAGGCATTAGCAGTGTCAACAACTAGGTTTACTTCTTCGTCAGTTAGCTTAGTAGCAGTAGTGTTGCTGCCACGAGTGTAAGAGCTAACGCTAATTACTGGCTCTTTAATGATTCGTACAGAATCACCGAAAGCAGAAATTTCACCTTCGTAGTCAGTGTTAGTGATAGCTTCTGCAACAGACGCTTTACGGAAGAAGTTAAGAACTTTCTTCGAGTAAATCGCAGGTAAGAAGTAAGAGTTGTTTTGTCCGGCAACTGAGTTACCAAAGTTAGCATTAGTATCTGGAGTGGGTTCAAAATATTGAGCCATGATTATGTTTCCTTATTAAAAAAAGACTAAGTTAATTAAGCTACTACTCTGCCTTCCATAATGGCTTTGTCGATTTCTTTTTCATATTTATCATACTCGGCCATAGACAGGGCAGCAATTTCCCGTTGTGACCAAACCTTTGGCTGTTTAGCGTCTATGGTAGTTGTTTTAGTTGATACCATATCAGCAGCCGAAGCTTTAGTCGAAGTTTGTGATTTTTGTTCTGCACTTTGTTGACCTGTAGAAATATCGTTTTCAAGTTTATATAAGTCGATAGCTTTAACTGCTAAGTCTACGTTATCAGGATTGTTGTATATCCACTCTTGGATTGATTCCGGTTGAGCCTTTGCCCACGAATGGAACTCATCGCTTTTCCGAATATCTGCAAAGTCAGGATGCCTTGTGCTAAGCGTTAGCTCAGCTTCTTTACGTGCAATCCTAGCTTCACGTTCTTGAAGAGCTTCTAGTTTATCGTCCTGCGTAACATTAGGTTGTTCTTCTTCCAAAGATTGAACTTCTTGTTGTGCTTCTATTTCTTCCTCGTGGCGTACAGACTCTTCAACTTTCTGTCCCATTCGAGCTTCAGCTTGAAGTTCTTGTTCTTTTTGTTTAAACTCGCTAATCTTAGAGTCATAATGCTTTTTCAAGTCATCATATCGCTTTTTATAATCAACGCTATTTTCTTCTGCAGGGGCTTCTTTAGAGGTGGCCTGCTTCTGTTCGTAGAAAATTCCTTCTGCACTTTCAAAGGGTTTATCGTCTTCGATATATTCTTTGTTCATGTTGTAAGGGTTTGCTACTGGTTCTTGTGTTTCTTGTGCTTCACTCATATCACTGCTCCTTTTGGGGCTTGTCGTCTTTTCTAGGTAGCTATTCAGTTGCGCTTTACGGAATAGGGCTAGATACTACAAGGTGGCCTCTAGGTTAAAATTAAAATGATAAGGGGCTGTAAACAGGTAGCCTTATCGTGTTCGTACACTGGGCATTGCATTAGCTAACAACATTTGATTGTGAACATCTTTATCCATGTCCTTCATTTCATCTGAAGTTAAAATACTGCCACCCATGTACTTTTTCATTAGTCCACCATCATAGGCACGTTCAGCGTCATCCATCATAACTTGGAGATTATCTGAGCCTATTTGGTCAACTGCTTTTTTGGTGAAAACAAATTCACCATCCGACAACCTTGCGGGTATCGAATCTGATGTGCCAGTTCCGGGGCCTTCAACAGCTCCGCTACCGGCAAATTCTCCGGCAACATCCATAATCTTATCAAAGATGCTGCCTAGTCGCTCATCACCCTCTAAGGCTGATAGCAAGTAATCTTGGTCTTGGTCGGTTAAAGACTCTCCTAAAACAAACTCTGTGTAGTCTTTTTCCATTTCATCATCTGGCTTTTGTGAAGCTTCTACTGCTGCTTTTTCATCTTCAGGAATATTATCGTAAGTATCAACAGGCGTAGTTTCTTCTGAAAGTAGTGAACCTTCTGCATATTTAACTTTCATGTCATCTTCACGTTCTTCTAACATACTTTCATCTTCTTTAGACAGTACGCCGCCCATAGCCATTCCAAACGCTTCTTTTTCTTCGGCTTCACGAAACTTTCTATCTTCTTCTGTTTCTTTGCTTTGCATAGCAGCGGAGATAACACTGGGGTCAAAGCTTTCTTTTATTTCATTAAATCTTTCAGTGATGTTACTGCGAGACTTATCGGTCTTTGCGTTTTCTAAAGCGCTTTCGTATTCTCTTTCGAGTTTTAGATATGTTGCTAAATCACTATCTTCTCCCATTTCACCACCATCTTTCTTTGCTTCTCGTGGCTCGGTAGTTACAAAGTTAGTAAGCTTTTCAAAATCTTTTTGTGATAACAGCGGACGAGATTCTTCATCTAATTGTGTTTGATGTAAGTCTGCAATAAACTCAGCAATGCTTTCTTTAGACGTTACAATTGGAGTATCTGCTACTTCTTGTAGTGATTCCATTACAAACTGCTTGTCCATTTTTTTGTTGCCGCCTTGAGCAAAACTTAAAGAGTTTACAAGCTTTGTAGTATCTTTCATGGTTTCTTGTACTGAATCCATTTGCATTTCTTCTGCACTGCCTTTTACATCTGCAACGGCCTCAGCCATTTCCATTACTTCTTTAGGGGCAGGAAGGTCAGGCTTACGAGCAGCAACCACATCCTTACGAGCTTCAGAAAGCAAAGATTCAGCGCCTTCTGCTGCTTTTTGGGCTACTGAGCCTACTGCTTTTTTCATTCTTTTTTTGTCGCCATTACAATGCATGATTATTCCTCAATTCGATTACGAGCTTCTAGTACCTGCTCTTTTAAATTCATCAGGTTAGCCAGTGAACTCACTTTCCCCTGCTTGCGGTACAGCTCCAGTTCCGATGTTGCCACCGCCAGTCCCTGTAGCTCCAAGTTCCGTAGGTTGTTGAGGTGCTCCTTCAGCGCCTCCCATAGCTCCTGATTGTTCACCAGTAGGCCCAGTCGCCTCGCCAACTCCTTGTCCAACATTTTGTGCTCCTATAATTTGTGCCATGATTGCTGCTTCTTCTGGGTCGTTGAGAATCTCATCGGGGTCGAGGTCAAGGCTGTAAGCCAATTCACTAACAATCTTAGAGATTTTAACAAACGGTGCAATCGCAGGATTTTGTGCAGTCTGTAAGAACATAGTTAAGCGTTGGCTTCTTACTTCTTTTTGCATTAGGCTATTTGTACCCATAGCTCTAATTTCTAAGTCGCCTTGAATATCTAACTCGCCTTCAAAAAACTGCATGTTCCATTGGTAATACGCTTCGCCAAGAGGCTTTAATAAAAAGTCATCAATGTTTTTAATAACTGTTTTAATGTTCAATGACGCTGCACCTAGAAGCATACTCATGCCCGATGCAGTACGTGTCATGCTTTGTACGCCTGTTTGTCCATGCGAATAGCTTGGGATGCCTGTTTGTTCATCAGCAAGCTGTCGAAACTTGTCAAACATCATCATATTTTCTTGTGCGGTGTTCGGGAACTTAACGCCATGAATAGCCTGTCCGGGCATTCCGGCTTGTCGCCTGAATACTTTTCCGGGATATATGTCCATAGACTGTCCGCCTACTAGGGCTGACTCATCAACATCAAATACTAGTGAGCCTGCAAGCGCAAGGTTATCAATAGCCATACGTGCATGACCATTCATTATTTGCTGAGAGTCGTCCATATTTTCTGCAATGCCAATACCAAAGAAAGAATAAGGATTACGTTCGTAAGGAAAGGCGTTGTACGGAAGTCTGTAAGGAGTAAAAGGATTAACAACCCCACGAAGGAGCTTTCCGTTACTAACCCAAGCGTTGACCTGAACTTCATCCAAGTCATCAATTTCGTCCGGAAGCTCCATACCAACTTCTCTAGCATATTCAGCATCCATTATTCCCCAGTATTCTAGAACTTCAAACTGGTCAGAGCCATAATCTTCGGTTCGTTGGTCGTCTTTAAGTTCATGTTCGTAATCTTTTTCTACGTAGTTTGCACCCGTTTGTAAACACTCTCGTATTGCATCTTTATTGAAGAAAGGCATGCGGGACAGTGCTCTAAGCTGAGACTTGTTCATTTTGTGTCGGTGAACAATATACTCACAGTCTTCAATGCTTGTAGCTGAGGGGTCTGGAAAAAAATCCCAAATGCTTACAAACTCAATTCTAGGCACACGTACATCAACTGGTGTATATTCACGCTCACCATCTTCGTTGGTAGACCAACTGCTTAGTGTTTTGTTATAGTTAAAAGGTCCTTTTACAATCCCTGTGCCAAATAATGCAGATTCGAGTAGAGCATTGCGTAGCTCGCTCGTTCCGTTTGATTCTTCAATTTGGTCGTGAATTAAGGTCTGCATATTTCGTGCAGCATCTTTAGCCGGAGAGCGCTCTAAGTTTTCTGGAATTGGAGAAGGGCCTTCTTGGAACTCTAGGTTAGCTTCTTCAATAGCTTCAGATAATGTATCTTTTACGGCTGTAAGCGTAGAGCCTGCACCCAGTACTTGACCATCGCCTTCGTAACCTACATCGTATGGGCCAAGCTCTTCTTCACCGGCTTCAGATTCTGGAGCTTCGTAAGAAGGAGGTGCGCTAGTTTCAATGCCTGTTTGTCCTGCTTCCATGTGAGTATATTTTGCAATGCCTTCGGGAAGCTGAGTTTCTCTAACGCCAATTGGAAACTGACCAGTACCAAAGATAACGTCTACAAGCTGACCAAACGCTGCTAGTACTTTAGTCTTAGTTACTTTTACAAATACTTTAGATTTTTCAGACTCACGGAATCTTACATTCTTGTTGTAGATTCCTCGAAAGTTATGATAGGCAGTTAGCCATCGGTTTTCATCAAAGTCTCTTGATTGCTCTGCAGAAGCATATCGAGCTTCAATAAGACCTACGAATTGATTACGTACATCTTCTTCAAGCTCGAGTTCAAGTCCACCCGCAGTTTCTTCATCACTGAAGTAAATCTCATCGGCTGTTTCAAATACTTCTTTTTCTTCTGACATATATTAATATCCAAAGTTTGAGTCAGACGGAGTAAATGATGATTCTCTTCTAAACTGTCTGAGTTGACTTATTGTGTCGTTTATTCGTGGTCTAGCCATGATGAGGTAACGCAATGCATCGTATGCGTGGTCTGATGCGTTTGTATCTACATCTTCTGGCTTAGACCTATCTAAAGGAATACTTTGAAGCTCACGTATCAGGTTAGGGCATGTATTAAATATTTGTATTTTGGGCCTACCGCTTTGTTGAAGCTTCAAGTATTCGTGAATCTGTATCTTACCTTGTATTCTGTTTTTATCTGCTCTTCTGAGCTTGTGTCCGGCTCTCTGAAGCGTTTCTCCGACAGTTGGACCTGTAGTACCAGTCCGACTCCAACACGCTGTATCAAGCACTCCTGCCACCGAGAAGGGGTCTTCGTACTCCATCTCTGTAATCATATTAGCTAAGTCAGTGCCCAGTAAGCCTTTGCGGTATAGTTCACGATAAATAATCAGTGTACCATCACTGGGGTCTACTGCTCCCCATACACATGCACTTTCTGATGCGTAACCATAGTCAATACCTTTACTACGCTCCCAGTGGATAGGTATCTCAAAAGGAGGTATTACATGCTCAGAAGGATTAAACTCTGTAAACGCTGCGCCTTCTGCAACATCCCAGTTACCTTCCAGTAGTTGCTGTCGCTGTGTGGGCGGCAACGCTGCAAGCATTTGTTCGTATCTGCCATCTGCTGCTAGGTAGGGGTTATCGTCTAGTCTAGCGGGTATAAACTTTCTTGTTAGACCGTCATTGCCTCTAAAGCTTTCGTTGGGCGGGGACGGGTCTATGTACCGCTTCTTCACCCAATGCGCTCCTGAGCCGCCGGGGTTTGCTGTACAACGCATATAGGTTTCTAT